CCTTTCTGTCATATGTGTCGCTAGGCTTCGGGCCTAGAGATGACCTAGATAGACGGAACCTTGAGCAATACCCAAACGCTGACGTACAGGTCCATGGTCTCAGCCGTCCAATCGGCCGTGGTCGTGATCTTGGCGCCGATGACCGCGTGCTTGGCAAAGTAGTTCGTTGCCCGCTTGCAGAAATCGCTGCCCACGACGGCCGTGGTTACGGCGAGTGAGGGATCAGTCGTCACGGTCGTATCGATGGTCGGCACAACGGTCAGTGTGCCGCCGGTGGCAGCCGCGCTGAGGTTCAGCGAGATCCCCACGACGTACCCCTCCGCAGGCATAGTGATGCCCACGTTGTCCAGCACCACCCCGTGCGCCGCTTGCGGGTTGAGCGCTACGGCGCTCTGCGAGGCCGCAACCGCGTCCTGGCTGAACGACAGCTCCACCAGTTGCCAGCGCGCCAGTTCGTTCGTGATGTGCATGTTGCCCTCCTCAGGGCCAGGGTAAAGGTGGGGCTACTGCCCCACCCCTCCAAAGCTTACAGGTTGATGTAGTAGACCTCGTCGGCCCACTCGATACCACTCGCTGCGCCCGTCGGGTAGAAACGCCCAAAGCCCACGCGCAGGCTGTACACGATGCGCGTCTGATCCGAGCTCGGGATGCGCTCCGTCTCGACCTGGATGCGCCGGCGCCAGCCCCACTTGCAGCCGTTGCGGTTGAAGGTGAGGATCTGCCCGTACAGGTTGTCGCCTACGGTCTCATCCACGTAGCCCGTGGCTTCCGACTTGCTCAGAGCGATGGAGCTGATGACGGGGTGGTTGTAGACCTTGGCCACTTGCCCGCTGAACTGGCTCGCCGCATTACCGGCCTTGTCCAGGGTCTTGAACTCGTCGATGTCCAGCATGGCATCGGCGGTGTACGGATCGACGATGTGTACCACGTCGTTCGGGTCATTCGGATGGCCCCAGTCGTGCTTGTACGTGGCGTCGATCATGCGCGTGTACGCGCCGCGGAACATGCTCAGATCCACCGGCGCATTGGCCGCGCTCGAGCTGTTGCCCGTGTTGTCGACCAAAGCCGCGTGGCGAATGCCGTCGAACGCCAGGGTGTGCGTGGTGGAGGCGAGCACCGAGTCGGCTCCGTTGATGCCGTTCGTCCCGGTCTGGTCGCCGTTCAGGCAGAGCGAATCCATGTAGTAGGCGACGCTCTTCTGGGCCTGGCCGCGCAGGAAGGGGATGTAGGGGATGATCGAATCCTCTTCCATCTCCCCGCTCCACATCTGGTGGATCACGAACTTGGCCGCGGAGACGCTCACCCGGTTCGAGCCGGTCTTGCTCGTAGTGAAAGCGCTGTCCGAGCTCGTGGTCGATTCCGAGACGTACAGCATCGCCGGGAAGTCGACTTCCACGGGCAGGTACGCCGTGGGTGCGGTCATCTCAAACGAGCCGATCAGGTTGGCGACGCGCATATCCGGCCGCGAGGCTTCCCACAGGTCGCCCACGTATTGCGCGCCGATGAGCTGCGAGCCGTAGCCCGACTCGGCCGTATCCATGGCGCGCATGGCCGCCTCGTACTCGGCCCGGTTGTGCTTGGTGACGCGCGGGAAGAGGTTGTCGATCGCTTGCCGGTCGATCTCCCGCACCTGCTCGTTGGTGAGGTAGTAGGCCTCGCTGATCGCCTTGAAGGCGTTCTCCAGGGCCTCGGACGGCCCGGTGTGCACCCCGCCGCCCCGCTTGGGCATCCCGCGCAGGCCGTTCTGCAGGTCGTACAGGAACTCGATGTCCGCCGTGTTGAGATTCCACCGGCTGAACTTGCTGCCGAGCAGCTTGGGCTCGGTGCGCCCGAACCGCATCTTGCGCTGAAACTCTTCATCCTTCACGAGCCCTTCCAGATGCGTCTTGACGATCTGGTTCAGGCGCTCTTCACTGACCGACTGGCCCAGCGCTTCCAGCCGCTCCATAATCTGCTTGAGCAATTCGTTCTCAGCCATGTTGCACCTCTGTTAGTTTGGCGAGGATCGCCCGATAGGCGCGCTCCTCTTCGTCTTCTTCTTTGTCGTCCTCACTCGGCTTCGTTGCCGACTTGAGCACCGCGCGGATCAGCTCCACCGCTTGCTCTAGCGCATCGCGGTTTCGCGCGTTCAGCACGGCTCCCACCCGTAACCCCGACTGCCTAACGCTGTCCCATTGTCGCTGGATCAGCGCGTCCGGGTCGCCGGGCACCGGCACCGCCGAGACATCCAACAGCTCCGCCCGCGTGATGGTCGTGCCCTCGTTTTGCTGGGTCTCCCATCCGACAGACACCGAATGCAGGAACCCCTCGCGGTATTTGCGCTCGATCGACTTGGCAAACTCATCGCCTTGATCGAACGTCACCGAGGCCACGAGCTGCCCCTCCTCTTGCACCACATCGGCGCGCCCGATCGGGGGCGAGGTGTAATCGTGCGCCCAGAGCACCACAGGGTTCTTCCTGAAATTGTCCAGTTGCCACGCATCGGCCCTGATGGTCAGTCCATCGCGCGCCATGTTCTCGGTGGCGGCGATGAAGCGCAGCGGCGCGCCCTCGGCCGGGGCCTCTTGGCCCTCCGCCGGCTCTTCACGATACGCCCGCATGTAAATGGTTTGCATAGTGCTCCTATCCGATAATCGCTGTCATGGTGCACCGGCACATGCAATCTTCTTCGGCCAGGCCGATCTGGCCCGGCGCCGGGCCGCTGCCCGCACCGACCTCGAAATCCTCATCTAACGCCCGCTCCTGCCCGTGCGCTTCCACGTGCGTCTCGCGTGTGCGGTCGTCCAGCGCGGCCAGCCATACCTTGCCCTTGACCACGCCGCTTTGCTTCCACGCTTCCAGCGTGGCCCCATTCGATGCCCCGATCACTTCTGTGCGCGCGATGTTCTCCGGCGTGCTGCGTATGCGCTCGCCCATCACATCGATCACGCGCTTGATCAGGTCAGGGATGCTCTCGCCCTTGTCCATGCCCTCGCCCAAGCTGTCTTTGAGCATCTTCCAGGTGGTCTCGTTGACCAGCTCGGCAAAGCGCTGCGCTCGGTCCTCCAGGAACTGGGCGACGGCCGGGTTCTTCACGTCGAACGCCATGCCAATGGCCAGCTCGTCCAGCGCATCGCCGCCCGAGTCCTCCAGGATCTGCAGGAGCACCGCCTTGACCTTGGTGCGGAATTTGCGCACCCATTCGGCCATGTCGAACGGCTCAAAGTCATCGGGCAGGGCCGGCTCCTCGCGCTTGCCCCCCACCCGAGCGACTACGCTGTCCTGTTGCTGCTTGAACAGCGCCTGGACCACTTCGGTCAGCATCCGCTCGTAGCGATCGGCGCGCCGCACGAATCGGGCCCAGACCCGCCGGTGAGCGGCGCCACCGTACTCCCAGGCCGCGCCCTGCGTGGCGCGCTGGTGCGCGCGCGGCTCCTCCTGCGACTCATCCTGCGCTGGCTCCTCATCCACGGGCTGCTCCTGCGCGGGCGGCGTCACGGGCGCGGGCGGCTCGGGTTTCTCCGCGCTCTCGATCGGCGTCACGGTGCTGGGCGCCCACCACACATCGCCCCACGCGACGGGCTCCAGGCCCTGTTCGCTGCGCCACTCGTTGATGGTGAGCACGCCACGCTCGATCTGCGCATTGGCCCGCACCCAGGCGGCCGTGGTATCCTCGTGGAGGACCTCGATGTCCGAGCTGTCGAACTCGGCCGCGTCGGCCTGCGTGCCGAACATGGGCAATAGCTGCTCGGTCAGCTCCGTGGCGATGAACGACGCTTCCGGGATCAGGCAGTGCGTCCATGCCGCTTTGTGCGCCGCGTTGACGTTCTCATAGGTGCGCTGGCCACCAACCAAATCGATCGGCCAGTGATACGCCCGGCAGATCTCTTCGAGCGAGAAATTGAGCGCGCCCAGGAACTCGGCGTCTTTCGGCGTGAGCCCCAGGGCCTGTAACTGCGCCTCAAAGCGAAACACGCCCCACCTGTGCGCCTTGTCGATGCCCCGGAAGCGGCGCTCCAGTTGCAGCTCCAGCTCCTTGGCTTGCTCCTGGGTGAGCGTCGTGCCGCTCTTGGGCATCACCGTGCCGCCCAGTTGCAGGCCGTTGGTGAACACGTTGCGGTTGCTCTGCATCGCCGCGCTGGCCACATCGGCTGCCAGGCGCGCCGCGGCCAACGGCGAGAGCCCACTGTACTCGTCCACCGGGTTGGGATAGCGCAGCCAGATCACCTCGCTGGGCGCGAACGGGAGCACCTGTCCATTCGGCGCCTGGTAGGCGAAACCGGCGATGTAATCGATGGGGTCCGGCATCACCGTGACCCGATCGGGCCGCCCCCACCAGATCTCTTGCGGGGGCATGGTGCCGCGCTGCCCGCGCTCCAGAAACCAATAGCACGTGCCCCACAGGCAGAGCGAGAGCTCCGTCATCTGCAGCAGCCGGCTGAACGTCCAGCGCGGGTTGACCCGGTGCAGCAGCTCGTAGAGTTGCCCGGTCTTGACCTCTTTGCGCTTATCGCCCACGC